CTCCTATTCCAAGCACTGCTTCTACTAACTAGCAAGATTAAAACGTAGAATAAGCATAATATCAACCGCCATTTTATCGCCACAGCATAAAATAACTCGACAAACTAAACATTATAAAAGGAGGTAAACAATTGAATTTAAACAAATTTGATGGTGGCCCCTACTGGACTTGAACCAGTGACCAATCGATTATGAGTCGACTGCTCTGACCAACTGAGCTAAGGGGCCTCTTTTGAGGTGCTACTGACTTAGTAGGGTTGCGATTATAATAGAGTTAAATTGAATTTGCTACATTTAATTAACAAAAAAGGTTGATTTGCTTAATTATTAAACTAACATCTATCAGAATATCATCATTTATAATAAGCGATATTTTTTAGTTAATTAACCTGATACAATGCTTTTAACAATTACTACTAATGATCGTTATATTGGTTGGGGAAATATTATGTCTATCAAAAAAATTCTTTTTATGAGCGCAGCTTTATCTACTGCATTGTTTTTAAATGGTTGTAGTAACTCAAATTACCAAGCCACTTCAGCTGGTCGACAAGTGCAGTTCATTGATACCAAACCTGCAGCAAATTGCCAATTCATTGGCAAAGCTGAAGGCCGTCGTGGCACTTTCTTTTCTGGTTTAAAAACCCATAGTGAGTTAATTCGTGATGCAGCAACAGATCTGATGAATAAAGCGGCGGCAATGGGCGGTAATGTGATTTATAATGCGCAAGATGCATCTTTACAATATGTTTCAGATATTGCTCCGACAGATGCCGTGATGACTGGTGAAGTCTATCGTTGTAAATAAAAAATCGTCAATAAAAAAAGGGATACTATGTTATCCCTTTTTAATTAGCTTACCGGTATTGTTAACCATTATGCTTTTCAAATTGTTTCATAAATTCAATTAGGTATTTAACACCATCGATATCCATTGCATTGTAAATAGATGCCCTCATTCCGCCAGCGATTCGATGACCTTTGATACCAATAATATTTGCTTGAGTTGCCTCGCTAACAAATTTTTTATCAAGTTCTTCGTTTGGTGATAAGAAAGTAACGTTCATAATTGAACGATTAGGAATTGCTACAGTATTGCGATAAAAACCGGATTGATCGATAAACTGGTAAAGTAATTGTGCTTTAGCATGATTTCGCTGTTGCATAGCAGATAATCCACCCAAGTTTTTAATCCATTTAAACACTAAGCCTGACATATACCATGCAAATGTAGGTGGCGTATTAAACATCGAATCATGATCCATTAATAGTTTATAGTCTAATACTGAGGGTAATACCTTTTGAGCATAGCCAATTAAATCTTCTCGAACGATAACAATTGTGATACCTGAAGGACCAATATTTTTCTGGGCACCGGCATATATAATGCCATAACG